TTCTTTAGCTTCAGGGTCATCTTTCAAGAAGTTACCTTCAAAAGAAACAGGCTTACCATAAACATTCTCTACCATCTCCTCGTAAGAGGAGTACAGGCGCTCACTTAATCTATTCATACAAATAACATTGAACTGGTCTATAACAACTTCACGGTCATCAGTCATAACTAAGAACGGCCTAAGTACCATATGTTCACCTATTATTTTACCGTTATCATCAGTTACAGGTTTAGCAGTAATCTCTAAAGGAAATTTGAGAACAATAGAATCAGGAGTGTATTCTAAATCACCGACTAGATTGATACCATTGGCTAAGTGTACAATGTTGTAGTTAATCTCCACTGATAGGTACCTTTATCATTTTGTATTCGAATCCTTCTTCATTATATATTTTTACACGCTCAACCATATGTCCAAGAGTGTAGTTCTTTTTAGACTTCCAAGATAGGTCATCACCAATATCAAAAAGCTCACAAGATGTCTTGTTGTCGCCTTTTCTCAACCCTCTACCAATACTCTGTAAGTTTCTGATTCTACTTTTACTAGGTGAAGCAAAAACGATATTGTGCAAGTTACGAATATTTATGCCTGTTGAAAACGTACCATATGAGGCGATAATGATAGCATCATTTTCTTTTTCAGTCAATGCTCGTATCTGTTCTCGTTGTTCAGTATCAGTGCCGCCATGAACAAAGAACACACTTCGTTTGTCTCCTACTTTCTCACTTACTAAATCGTTCAGCACCTTACCGTGCTTCTCTACATATTGAAACAACACTAGCGTATTGCCTTTCTGAGTAGTGCATAGATTTTTTATGAATGTGTTACGCCTGGGATTAGATACAATCCAATCCATCTCTTCTTGATAGGTCATTTTTTTTACTAGCTTTCTATCTTCGTCACTATAATCCAGAAGAAGACAAGTAATAGCAAGATCAGCTACACTTTTTTGTTCCATTAGTTTTTTAGTAGTGATTACTTTTTTGACAGCACCAAAGATGCCTTCTAGTACTAACTTGTGTGTCTTAGTACCGTCAAGCGTACCAGTAGTTCCTATTCTATAAGGTGCGTTAGAGCATTTGTCTAGTATAGAAGTAAGAGATTTTGCTTTGAAGTTATGTGCTTCGTCTCCATACACAACGTCAAACTGCTCAAACCATTGCTTAGGAAACTTGTAGATAGATTGCCAAGTAGAGATAGTTATTGGTGCTGAGTTTGACTTTTCTTTTCCGCCGTAGATTCTGTGACAGTTTTCTGCTGCGTTCCAATCATCTGCTGTTGCGTAGTCTCCGAAGTCTCCAAACATCTGCTCAACGAGCGAGGTTGTTGGCACAATGAGGAGCTGTTTGCGACCAAGCTGTTGGTGATAGCGAACAAGGTTATAGATAATAAGAGACTTCCCAGATGCAGTGGGGGAAAGTAAGAGGGCTCTCCCTTCGTTGATAGAGTGTTTGACAGCCTCGATTTGATAGTCTCTGATTTCAATGTCTTTTCCGCCGCTCTGTAGTTTTAGTTTTTTAGCTAATGATTCTACATACTGAGTAGATACTGGATCGCCAACATCTTTTATATCAACTTCTATTTTATATTCTAAAGTATTTGCAAATTCTTTTAGGTACGGTAACAGACCTACATAAAGTTCTTGTCTGTACATGTTGAACAAACGTGCTTTTCCATCCCACATGCGACTCTTGTAGCTAGGCATAAACTTAGCTCCAGGCACATCGAATGTAAAGAATTCAGATATCTCTTGAGCAGTAGAAGGGTCACTATCTACTTTGAGAAACACTTCATTCTTTTTAGTTACTCGTATCACTACATAAGTCCGTTAGTAAACTTCATAAACTCGATAGCATTTTTGATATCCCAAGTTCTGCTATTCAGAGATTTCATAACAAACTCACACTGATACAAACACGCTTTAATATATTCTATTTTATCTACGATTTTTATTATGTCAGAATCGCTATCTAGATATTCTTGCATCTCATTTTTTAGAGGCTGCGGTCCTAGATACTGTTCCCATCCTAAGTTGTCTAACTCTTCACGAGACAGTTCGCCTCTGAAGTAACGCCACTTAATACGGCGCAAAGAATACATCTGAGATTCATATTTTCTCAGTTGCAACTTGAAAGTTGTAAGGTGGTTCAGATACTTAGAGTGTAACTCAGGAGTTTTTGTAGATTCACTGCCAAGATTTAGTTCATCAATTTTGCAGTCAGCTTTCCACTGATCCTGCAATTCGTTCAACGTAATCATAATAAAGCCTCATAATATATAAACTATTTATACTGCCTCTATCTTGTATTGTCTGTATCTAAAAGAAGCTACTCCTTGAAAGTAATCAGTATTCCCTGAACTTAATTCAAACTCTAGTCCACTCAAAGATGTAGGAAACGCATCTTGAAATACAATTTTAGTTTGTGGATTGTTATTAGAGTCTAGAATAAACAAAGACGCATCACTGAAATTTCCTAACGCTTGTTGTTTATCAACTCGGATGTTAGGAAAACGATATGACTGGCTGTTAGAGAAGTCTGTGTATTGCTTGTGTGATTCAGGAAAACCTAGACCAATAAGCCATTCATAAAGCTCATTATAGTTTGCCATGTTTTCTTGTATGATAAAGCGAATCATTAATTCACCGTATGCAAGTTTATCACCCGGCTCATAGTAATCTACGAGAGGTGTTGCAACTTGAGGTGATCCCAATGAAACATCAGGAATGTTCGCCGACTGACAGAAGAATGATACGTTGGGCAAATTATGAACTAGAAACTTAAAACCATTTGGCTTTAGATAATCTAGTTCACTCGGATTCCCAGCGGACCATGATGCTTCTTTTACACTTGTTAAGATGTCAACCATAGTAATATCCTTAAAAATCGATACTACTATTTATAACGATTTAAACTACTGCGATTGCAGCCATTACGACAGGTGAAGTTACTACTAATGCTAATAAAAAAGTAACAACAGTTTCTAGCTTGGCAGTCTTTGCGCCGATTCTCATTTCTAGTTCCTTGCCTTGTGAGCAGAATAAAGTTAAAATAAAGTGTGTAGATAATACACACATATACTTATAACAATTATGCGCTCACATGACAAGATTCTAACAAAATAATGACAAAAGTTTGTCAATTTATTCTACATTCTTCCAAGTAAATGCTCCAAAGAACATTTCATCCTCGCTCATCTGTCCCCAAGGCACTAGTCTGCTTGGATCTGGATTCATTGGATTGTCTGCTGAGTTATCAAACGCACCCTCTACAAACAATCTAGTTCCTGCAGGAATAAACTTAGGCTCTCTCCACGTATATGAAAGTTGCCAAGCGTAGTCGTATTTAGGAATATCAATCAACTCTTCTTCAGTACCATCAGCATAGATTGCTTTTGCTTTCATGCTCTTACCACGGAAATGCATGTGAGGCAAGAATGTATGCAATCTGATATCATTCTTCAATGTAATCTCTGCTGTCTGTACAAAGTTAGGATCGTATGGAGGAATTGGTGTCCAGTTGTTAGGGAAGATACATGCACAGTCACCTGCCATTCTCTCTTCTGGTACTACACCTTCGTCATGGAAGTACAAACCAATTCGTGCGTTGTCTGTTCTAGCAGTGCCGTCAGGTGTATAATGAAGTTGTAGATTCACAGTACTGCCTGCTCGTAGCAATCCGCCTGTGTTCTCATCATAGAAGTCAGGATCGCCACCGGGAACATAAGCACTAATACTCGCATAGTCCATGTTCTGCTGTTCTGCGCCCTGTGTGCCTAAGATGTTACCGTTGCGCTCGCCAGGTACTGAAACTGAGTTTAGCATGTGATGCATTACAGTTGGCTCTGAAGGCAAGAACTCTGACCCTCTTAGCCATTTATCTTCAGTAAGACCTAAGTCAGCTCCTGTGTAACGATAAGGAATAGCTGAAGGACCTGCAGGAATCTCTTGTGGCGGGACATCAATAATCATATCAGGCTCACCGTGTACCCACTCTGAAGTAGAGTAAGTAGTTTCTGTTAGAGGATCTCTATCACCTTCAACAGGTGCTCCTGCATTGACCCATTCTACAATAGTTTCCATTTCTAAA